ACAACAAATAGGTATTAGTCAGATAATTTCATCAACAAGTTCGGTGGTTTCTGCTATTCTTATAGGATTTTTATATTAACATTGGAACAATAATATGACAGCTAATTATAATTCATCGCAGGTAGGTGTACCATATGTGCGTGGCACACAAGTGATAATTAATTATCCAGATGGTGTAAGTGGTAATCCACAGGCAACAGTTGCACAAAATAATGCGATTATTTTGGCAGATATGTCTATTAGGAACTTAGAAGCAATAGGAAATTTGGTTATACCATTAGACTTCGTAAACAATGGAAATACTCCTATTCCAATGGTAGACCCGACGACTGGGGATGATCTTGGTGAAACTACAACATTAAATAATATATATTTGCAAGTGCTCGCAATTTGCCGACAAGAGCAGGTGGCAGTTAATCCTACTGCTAACTACAGTGCAGCAACGATGGGTGTTCCATATGTTCGAGGTATACAACTAGTAATTGATTGGCCGGACGCATTGGGAGGTCCACCAGCAGCGACTGTGACGCAATGTAATGCCGTTGTTATAGCAGATGGAACAGTTAGAAACTTAGATATGTTACCTCCCATTGTTACAACATTGGATTTTGTAAATAATTCTTTAACTCCTATTCCATTAATTAATCCAACTACGGGCGCGGCATTGGGGCCTATGACTAATTTACAAACAGTTTATTTAAATGTGTTGGCAATTATTCGCCAAGCACAAATTGCATCGGGACAATAATATGACAATACTTCAAACATTAAAAACAGTGGCATCGACAGTTATAACAAGTGTGGAAAATTATGTAGCAACGTTCATTGGTATTTGTAACTGGACATTAACGAATCCATTGACTACAGATGAATTGGCTGCATTAAATGCATACCTTGTACCGAATTATTACATTATGTTAACCAGAAATAACAATCACTTATCATCTTATATGATTGGCATCAGTGATTTATATTTAGAACATAAAATGGGTTATTGGGGCCACGCTTTGATGAACGTAGAAAATGAAGTGGTTAATGATACTGATTTTAGATTTGTCGAAGCAATTGGATCGGGAGTCCAATATGCAACCTTCGCAGAAGTCACGGCAGTGAATAGTGTTGCATTATTGAAACCAAAGAATATGCCAGTTGCAGATTGGACAGCGGTATTAGATAAGGCATATACAGATATTGGTAAACCATATGACACAACATTCAATATGAATCAAACACAAGAATTTAGTTGTGTAGAATTAGTTAGAAATGCACTAATGGCTGATCCGGATTATATGACTAATTTTGCAAACTTTGAGGCAACAATTCAAAAATATGGAAGAATAACTCCGCAGATGTTTTATGATTGCCCGGACTTCGAAGTAGTTTACGAAGTTAGGCACTAATATGTTGAGAGAGAATAAGTTTTATTCTCTCTAATGCTTTTTGGTTACAAAAACTTATCTTAGCACCTTGATGCATTGGTTTTGGCCATTCGCCTAAATTTATCCAGCAATACCCACAGCTTTCATCGTTTAGTTCAGGAATAAATTCATCTTCAACCACGATTATAAAACTAAAATATTTGAAATGTTTGTCTTTGCTTTGATAGACATCAAATGGATAAATTCTTTCAATCTCTGGAACAAATCCCATTTCCTCAGTTAGCTCGCGCAATAAAGCTTCCTTGGGTTGTTCTCCCTCTTCTACCATACCACCAAATAAAGACCATTGTTGAGCGTGTGTTTTATGTGGAGCTCTAAGAGTCAATAATACACGAGATGTTTTGGTAGATATTATAAGAGTCCCAACACCCACCTTGTTTGCCATTACATTGTTCATACTTCTATTTACCGAAGTATTGTATCAGCACTGATTGATTGTGGTTCCGTTAGGTGCAGATACTAGATTATCTAATATCCAGTATCCAGGTGCATATTGTCCATAATAGGTATACGACCATTGCCCCGTGCTCGCATCATAAGTATATTGACTTGAGTTAGAATTATTAACCACATAACTATTACCAGTTGCAGTTTTGGAATCAAAAATGACAACCCATTGAACACCATTATATTCGATGATATCATTCGGATAAGCTACAATATTGAAACCCCACGGGCTTGTAGGAACATTTGGTGGAATTGCAGGTTCCTCCCCGGCACTATCTCTAGATGTTAACAGGTAACGCTGTCCAGCCATAGCTGCTGGTAAACCGTTACCTGGATAAACTTCGGTTGGGTCTATGATTGCTGATATAGGAAGTATGGTATTGCCCGGAAGTGTAGCGGTATCCGGAGTAAATAAGAGCACGTTTTGACGTGTTGGGTCTTGTGCAATTGTGCCTATAACATCTGACGTATCGACCTCTATGTTAGGGTCTAGTTTTAGCGTTAATTCGGTTATATTAGGGGTTATCTGCCCATATAGTTGTATAAGTGTCGCCCAGCTTAAAGTAGGATCAGCCTGCCCATATTTGTTCAATAGAGTGACCTCGTCACCATTTATGCCTCGGGCTACAGAAATTCTATAATCACCTGCAGTGGTGATAATTTGTATATCAGCAGGACCATATAAAGAAAATGGATCGTAGATATTTTTTGTTTTTATGTCAGATACAACTTCGTCGGCGAATACTTGGGTAACAATTTCTGCAATAAGACTACTTCTTTTAATTTTTGCAGGTGGATTGATCCAACCCTCTAATAAAAATTTAAACGTGAATATATCTCGTTCATCAGTGCCACCTTGCGGAACAGAACGATTTGTCCAGGTCGTATCTTCGAGCCATAATTCAAATATACCTGTCCAATCTAATGTATTGCTATTCTGCATCAATTGTAATGATGGATTAAAAATCATCATTACCTGCTCGATAATTTGCAGTTTGGTATCAGTATTCGTTGTCCAAAGGTCTACCTTAAAGGTAATATCATATGGTACAGGCATATATCTATCGATATCCTGCCTTGCACCAGGGGTTGTTCCATATGTTTGTGTAACGTCATTGAACGTTCTTTCCATAATAGATGCTTTACTGACATATTGTGGTGCAGCACGACGTTTGTCATTCATTTTGATACTATCTATATACACACTAAACATAGGTGATGGTAATACTGTATTCTCACTGGCACCCTTTATGAGTTGAGCGACCATAGATGATGGATCACCATACATAACAGGGATCTGTTGAATTGAGTATAGACCGTTTGCATCTGGGCCGTTTCTTACACTGAGAACACTAAATATTCTCATAACTTGTAGAAGGTAGCGCCTTATCTGCCCATCATACCAAAAATCCATTATACGATCCCCTTTTGTTTGTTCAATCTCTTTAGTTCGGCGTCTTTGCGAATTTGTTCCATACTTTTGCCCTTACTTACATTGGTGCCGCCCTTATTTGGATGTTCTTTTCCTAACATAGGTCCGCCATCTTTTCTTGTCCACCCACCTTCTGTGCCATCATCCCTGCGTCTTGCGTGAGCAGCCTTTTGCGAAATTCGCATTACCTCGATAGAATCTTCTCTATGTTTTATTCCTGATCTGGTGCCACCGTATATTGTATTATATCCATTTTTAACAGAATTATATAATTTAGTATATTCTATTTCTTTTTCGATAATTAATTCAGCGTATTCAGATTCGAATAACACTTCGTGTATCCAATTTTCTGGTTCATACTTATTTAATGCTGCAAAAAATTTACGTCTTTTATTTCGATTAGCATCTGCTATATGTTCTGCCCATCGAGCCATCATTGTTTTGACAGTAAGCCCGATATAGCATTTTCCTGTAATTATGCAGGTGTGTTTATACACTATCAATTTTGGGTGCCTCTTAAGTAATATTTGGATTTTGGTTATTGTTTATATACGGATTAGTATAACCACCTGGTGCCCCAGATTCCGGGTTTATGTTTGCATTTTGTGCGTTCGTATTTGCGATTGCCGACCTTGCAGCTTCATTAGCCAACACAGTTGTTCTGCGTTCAGCATATAAATCTACTCGTTGTTTTCCAATTTGTGAAACTGATTGTTTTTCAGGCATAGTAGTTCCATCTGATAATACTGTAACATTATTGTTATCAATAAATGTATCAAGCACACGGTTATAAGCAGTCCAGTATTTTAGCACGTCTTGCTGTATCAATTTATAAATATTGCCTTGTTTTTGAAATAATCTTTCTGGATAATAATCTAGACGTAAGTAATATTGTCCATCAGTCATACCTGGTGGAAAACTTATACCTGCACCAACGAGTGGTCCTCCATTTGGTGGTGTACCATCGCCTGCAAAGTAGTAACTTCCTATTATGGGATAATTTGTGTCCTTTTCAAGATATATCCAAAGATTTTCACTTTCGAAGAATTTTGGATCAAAGAAAGCATTTAATTGCGCTTCTTCGACGTTAGCATCCATAATACCAATAATTTGGCAAAATAAGTTTAATGAGTTTGTAATATTAGCATTCGCTCCTGTACCTGGATTACCACAACAATCTGCTGTATCTGTAAATCCTTCTGGCATAATTCCTATACTTTGTCCTTCCCCGCCCTGAGTTTGTCCCGACGCCGCCTGATCTAAAATTTCTGTAAATTCAACCGATGCGACCATCAATTTGGCCCTTACTAGCCATATGTGTGGGAACCATTTTGGTCCATATCCAGCAGCAGCCCAAAGTGCATCTTGGACAACATAGTATCTGTTGATACCTACTGCATTATCAAAAATTGGGACATCAACCATACTAGGGAACTCTAAAACATCACCTGCAATAAGCTTTCTGCCCAATGAGTCCATCATATCATTATAGTGAAACTGCACACGAATAACATCAGAACTTAGGAAAACACCGAATTGTGAAAGATCATAATTGACGTCTTGTGGAACGTGGTGCCCTTTTAATTCTAAAACATTCGGATTATATTTTCTATTATTGTTAGCGAGAAATAACACATCTTGTATAGATGTTAAGGATGTATCTGTGCTTCCGGTTGATGTCGTTGTTGGTCCAATATATTCGTGGACAAGTATACCATCACCGGCAATCCTGAAATTTTCCCCGACAGCTCTGTCGATAAAATTAAAATCATTACCTCTGATTGGCGACCACAGACTTATCTTTGGCATTTTGCCCCTCCAACTATTTTATATTCTGGAAATCCTACGGACCGACATCTATATCTAAGTGTTTCATTATTTATTTTAAGGGTGGTTGCAGCATCGGTTACAGATGAATATTCGACACCAAAAATTTCAACCTTCAATTTTACTTTCTCGGTCATTTTATTTAAATTTTCTTGTTCTGCATTTGTCCGAGGTCTATTACTCAAATACGGTCTTTTTTGTCCACGTCGTTTGGCGGCACCTTTTTCGATTGATTCTTTTGATGGATGCTTACCCATATTTATTTTTGATAAATGTGCTTTTTGTTCCTCTGTGCGATGGTATAACCCCTTTCGTGCAGAACTTGATTTTGCTATTTTTTCTTTAGCTTCTATCGTATGTTTGTAACCCGCAGTACCTTCTCCGCCATCTGTTAAATTTCTTAATATACCTGTTTCATTATTTTTTCTTCCATACCAACGAATCATTCGACGTTCAAGAGCAAGCGCGCCAATTTCAGTTAAATTCTTTTCTAAGACAATGATATATTCTTTATTTTTTGGAATAGGTACAGATGTGTGCTTTTCTATTATTCTATTTCCACTACCTTTTCCAATATAATAGGGTGTTCCAGCTATAGAAGTATTGCTATCTTTAGATCTGATATAAGCATAAACATAATATTTTATTTCCATTTTTTTCCTCTATACCATTATTTATCAATAATGATTGAATGAACTTATTTAGATAAATAACTGAGAAGAACAATGACTGGTGTAAACCAGACGGAAACTAATCCGAACATAGGTACTTAGAAATGTCAATAACAATAAATGCTCGTGGAACGAGCGTCCCATCTTTTACGATTGGTAAGAACGGAGTCACGATTTATCAAGGATCTGCTGACCCGAGCTTATCATACACAATAAATTCAGGCGATTATTGGCTTGAAACAACAGATTTTATTCTTAATGTTTGGAATGGTACGACTTGGCAAGCGCCACAATTAGCTAATCTAAATTTTACCGATAATAAGATCGTTGCGGCCACTGGGGAAGATTTAAATCTTTCTATTGGGGTAGATCAATATGTCAATATTG